TGAGTACGCGCACGCGGCGCTCCCTTCAAATCTCGGCTCTCGAAATGCAAAACGGTTCGCATCATTATAAAAGAGCCGGGTCCGGTGCTCTACGCACGCGGATCCGGCTCATCTATTCCACGAGGCTTGCATGCTCGCTTCATTATGCCCAGATATGCACGGCTTAACCCGTGCGGGCACTACTCCTCCTCGAGGGCAGCGATGACCTCGTCGGTCATGTCCATGGTGCTGTAAACATCCTGGACGTCGTCGAGCTCCTCAAGACGGTCGATGAGGCGCTGAACCTTCTTGGCGTCGGCGCCGGAGACCTCGGTCGGGGTGGTCGGGACCATGGTGGTCTCGGAGCCCTTGACCTGGACGCCCTGCTCCTCGAGCGCCTTGGAGACAGCCATGACCTCGTTGGCAGTAGTCCAGACGATCCACTCCTCGCCGGCGTCCTCGTAGTCCTCGCCACCGGCCTCGGCGATGGCCATCATGAACTCATCCTCGTCACCGGCAGCACCGTTGGCGATCATGGTCTCCTTCTTGGCGTTCTCGTCCAGAATCTCCTTGGCGACGACGATCTGGCCCTTGCGCTCAAACTGGAAGGCGACGGAGCCGGAGGTGCCCAGGTTGCCACCAGCGTGGGAGAAGGCGGAACGGACATCAGCGGCGGTACGGTTGCGGTTGTCGGTCAGGCAGTCGACGTAGACGGCGACACCGGCGGGACCGTAGCCCTCGTACACGATGTTCTCGTAGACGGCAGCGTCAGCACCCGAACCAAAAGCCTTGTCGATAGCGGACTTGATCTTGTCCTTAGGCATGGACTGAGCCTTGGCCTTGGCAACGGCAGCGGCGAGGCTGGCGTTGTTCTCGGGCAGCGGGTCACCGCCGAGACGGGCAGCAACGGTGATGTTGCGGCTCAGCTTGGAGAAGAGGGCGGAACGCTTGGCGTCCTGCGCGCCCTTACGATGCTTGGTTGTGGCCCACTTAGAGTGTCCGGACATACGTGTCTCCTATCGGTTTCGACCTAAAGCCCAGCGCAGATGCTCGGGCAATATAAACAAACGTCGTTAGCGTACCACTTAAGGCTTTTTAAGTCACCATAAGATTTTCAACAGGCATTATTCATTTTACAAGCCGTGTAAGACCGCCTAAGAAGCACCGTAGGGACCAAATTGGGACCAAAAACTAAAGCCGTATCCCGTGATTGGGGTACGGCTTTTATAAACCCTGCGTCTCCCGACGCTGGATTTTCGTGTGCCTACATTTTAATCGCTATCGCGGAAAGCACCGACGATGCACAGCGCCATGAAGAAAATCAGGCTCCCGACGGTGCTGCCGAGGATAAATGCGATGACGATTCCCATCATCGGCGGGTACCGTCGGAGACATAGCACTGGAGACGATCAAGCGCGTAGCCGTAGATGCCAGCGTAATCATCGCCGCCATAGGTGGAGCCATCATCGCAGACCTCATCGTGCCAGCTTGCGTGTGCGACGTCCTGAGCACGGTAGTAGACCTGCTTGTACTCGCCAGACGGGGTGATGTAGTACATCTGGACTCCGTCAATCGTCTGGCCCCAGATGCCAGCCATGCCATTCACGCTGTCGCTGTAGTTGGCAGTCTGTACCCAGTCGAGCCAACCGCTCTCCCTGGTGTGGACACGGTAGCGAAGGGTGCCGCTGTCAACCCAAGCAATGAGCATGTCATGGGAGCCGAAGGGCATACCCGCGAAACCCTCGGAGTTGCTGTCGTTGAAGTTGGTTACGACATCATTCCATGCGCCATAGCGATTATGGAGCGCATAGTGGATGTTGACGCTCTTGCCCGTGGACTTGGGGAAACTCGTGCGAGCAGCGGAAGTGGAAGGCTGGTAGGTGCCGCCGTTGGCATCGGTCGGCGCGGTCGGTGCGATGTAGCCGCTACCCAAGTAGGACGCGACGGCCTGAACGAACTCGTTCCAGCTCTTGCCGTACTGGGCGAAATAACCGGTCGGGTCGGTATGGTCGCTGCCGCCCCAGATTCGAGCTGCCTGATAGTGGCTCAGAAGTCGGGAGGTGTCCCAACCATGGGCGCGGAGTTCATCGCCAGCCCATTTCACGGCTTCTGTCCACTGCTTGGCGAAGTCACTGGCGTTGGTGGCATGGGCAAGCTCGATGCCGACTGTGGCGTAGTTTCCGTTGCCGACATGCCAGCAAAGGCGGTTCTCGGGCACCGTGTTATACACGGTGGAGCCGTCAAGTTCCATGACGTGGTGGACGGCATAGGTGTCGTTACCGCGCCAGTACTGCACATGGTTCCACGCGGACGCGCCGGGGTTAGCAGTCTCATGGATGACCAAATTCTGAGCGTTGAGATAGCCGTGGCCGTTGCTCACGTAGGCGTCTCGGCTCTGGTACGCCTCGGCCCCGCACGGTGCAGCGAGCGCAGCGACGAGCGCGACCGCCACCGCGAGCGTACTGCGGAGCCTTACCCCTCGCTTGTGTTTAACGTCTTTGGAATCGGTCATTTAACCTCCTTGGTCGAGTAGGGTTCGTCGTATCCGAGGGCGCGGGCCGAGTCGGACACGCCGCTAGTGGTCGGGTCGGTGATGACACCGAGCGCGACCAGCAGGTTCAGGACGATGCAGGCGAGCTGCGCCAGCGAGTCCTGAGTTACAGGCGGCACGATTCCGAAGATGCCGCAGACCTGGTAGACGAAAGCGAGTACAGTGGTGGCGAGAGCCGCCAGAGTCGCCTTGTTCTTGAGTCGAAGAGTCCAGTTGATGCGCATTGCTTTTCCTTTCTAGTCGGAGCCGCCGACGCCACGGTGCATGTCGCAGTTGCGCTCCAGCCTGTCGATGCGGCTGAACAGCGTCGCAATCTGCTCGGTGTGCTTTGCGATCGCGATGCCGTGGTCATCTAGCTTTCTGTTGATTTCCTTGATGCCTGATGTGACCTCGCGCATGAACTCGATTAGCGAGTCGAGCTTGTCGTCGGTGTGCTGCTCCTTCGCGGAGCGCGACATGCTCCCCTGCATCCGTCCGATGAAGAAGGTCAGGATTACGATCGCGGCGCTTGCGAGGGATGCCGCCTCGTCGATGTTGAATGTCGGTGCCAAAACTCAATCCCCACAGGTTCATTCAGGCGCTCATGGGCACGCCTCTCGGTTGCTGACACCTTGAGGATGTGCCGCTCCAGAAAACCCCGCGTGCCGAAACGAGACGAGAAAAATCCCAGACGCAGCACGCGGTGAGGACATGCAAAACGTCTGGGATTTCTAAAAGATTTGATTGATCAAAATGCTGTTTTCAGATTCCGCGGCAGAGCCAGGTGTCCACAAGGCACACAGAGTTTGAGCGCTTACATCCTGAGCAGCCCAATTCAACCTATTCGGCCGTGTACTCCTCTCTTGTCGGGGAATGTGCCGCCATCGTATTGGCGCCGTGAGAATGCCGAGCCGCTTTGATGGGCGCAAAGGAAGAAGGCGCGCCGCAGCACGCCTTCGATGCTTCTGTTATTTCGCGGCCGCTTCGCTTAGGCCGCTGCTTTGAGTTGCCGGTTCTCCGCTATTGCGAGGGCTTGCCTCCGCTTGAATCGTCCCTCGGGTTGGCCTGCATTGAGCACCCCCCCTCCCGCGCGAGATTTTCGAACAGGCTGCGGTACAGCGCGTCCATGGCCAAAACGCTGCGGTGCGCGTCCAGCCGCTTCATGCCGCCGCGCCAGCTCTGGTAGCTCCGCTCAACCTGCTCGGGGGTCATGACGCCATCGGCGACCATGCGGACCATCTTCTTCAGCTTGCGGCGCTCGCGCGTGATGGAGTCGCGGCACGGCTTCACGACTACGCGGCCCGTCTCCGTGTAGAAGATGCGCTTCTTCAGCCACGTGAAGCCGCGCGACAGCTTCACCACGCGGGTCTTGCGCGGGTTCAGCTCTATGCCCAGCTCGGCGCACTTGCGCCCTATCAGCAGCAGGCACACCTGCAGGTACTCCTTGCTCTCGTGGATCAGGTAGAAGTCGTCCATATAGCGCCCGTAGGCCTCAGGGCGCAGCATCTCGGTCACGTAGTGGTCGATGCGGTTGGGGTGGGCCACCGCGCATATCTGGTTCGGCTCGCTGCCCAGACCCAGGCCCACCTCGCCCTGTGCGTCTATCAGGCGGTGCTCGAGGGCGACCACGCGCGGATCGAGCAGTGCGTCGGCCACCTGCCGCTTGACGGGTTCGTGGGCTATGCGGGCGAAGTAATCTGAGAAGTCGCCCAAAAGGATGTATCCCTCGCGCCTGTGCCGCCGCCAGTGGTCGGCCAGGTGGCGCTTGAGCAGCTTCAGGGCGTAGTCGGTGCCGCGCCCCTTGATGTTGGCGGAGTTGGCCGTTATGAGTGTCGGGACTATAGCGGGTACGAGGGCGTTCTGAGTAAGCGACTTCTGAATCACTCGCTCTGGGAAGTGCACGGCGCTGATGTGGCGCAGCTTGCCGCGCTCCCACAGGTCGAAGCGGATGAAGCCCCGGCATATGTCGCGGCCCTCCAGAAGGTCGTTCCTCGATTTGACCGCGTTTCGCAGATAGTCCTTCATATAACGCTGCGTGGAGGACTTCCACATCACGCCGCCCGCCGCCTGCTTGGAGGCCTTGCAAAGGCTGTTGAGGTCGGCCACGGCCTCAAGGGTGCACGGCTTCACGCGCTCGGCCTTGGCCTTGGCGCGCCTCTCCTCGCGGCGCTTGCGGCGCGCGGCCCTTCTTTCCTCGGAGTTCATCGAAGGCACCCAGCACGGCTCTCAGTGTGGCTCTGGCAGCCGCTTGAGGTATGGCCATGAAACGCGGCGAAGCCACGGAGCGCCGCGCCATGCAAGCAGCGTCCGGCCACCCTCGCGGGGTGCGTAT